CTGGTTATTGGGTCAAGGTATGCTGCCATTATGCTCTACTCTCTAGTTGTGCCATTAGTGGGTATAAAACTTCAGGTCCACCTGCTCCTTTTACTGCATCACGAGTAAGTACAAACTCACCCGGTTCTAACATAGCAGGTGCTACATCACCCGGTCCATCATCTTTATCATAAATACCACCATGCTCGTATTGGTCAATTATGCCACCACCCATGTATTTATCTACCATACCGCCATATTCAGCGGTTATTACTTTGTTGCCTTTTCCTGCCATGTCAGGACTTTGATTAACGTATTTTGCCCCTTCAACTAACATAGGACTTAGGTTGCCTATACCAAAGTCCCCAACGTTAGAATAGGCATCAAAACCTTTTAATCCAGTTGGTACTAATTCTGCAGGGGATTTATCTGTTTTTCTTTGTTTTAATAAATTTTTCAAACGCACACCTTGATATACAGTATCTAAAATACCACCTAATCCTTGTCCAAACTGTTGAAATCTATTCATACCCTGACTAAACCTATCCATTCCAGTTAATTGGTCTGCCATTGCAGCTGCTGTGTTAGGGTCCATACCCATATTTATAAGCCTGTTAAATTCTTGCGTTTTATAGTCTGCCATTGAAGTTTGCATCATCATAGGATTACCACCACCATAAGATGTTTGCATCATTCCTCCCATTCCAGAACCGCCACCTAGCATACCACTAACCCCTTGTTGCCCACCTAACGCACCTATACCAGATTTAAAACTAGTAAATGGATTTTTACCAAATGCAGTAGCTTTAAAATAATTTTGCGGAGTAATTTTTGTCCCTGCTGCTAACGCTGGAGCCATGCCGGGTTTCATTCCTGCCATTGCACCACCAGCTGTTGACATAGCAGCACCTAGAGCTGCTCCTTTCAATCCCTTACCAGAAGCTAAACCACCGATAGCTCCTCTAATTGCCATAGCTGCAAGAGGTCCGACTCCCGGGATAGGTATAAAGTTAGCTGCAATCGGAGCTAATGTTTTAAATAAATCACTTTTTACTACTTTTTTAGTTACTTTAAGGGGAGCTGTTGCAATTTTTTTTGCTCCTTTAAATATTTTGCTTAAGAAACCAAACTCTGGCATACCTGTTATAGGATTGATTGTCATGTATTCGCCAACATGATAGTTACGTGGGTCTAATCCAGCATAACGTAATTCTGTATCTATTCTTCTTTTAGTTTTGTCAGATATAACAGGAGGTACAACCATTTCCCCGGGAGCGACGTGAGCAAGAAAACTGTCTTCGTTTCTACCTAAAGCAGCTAAGCCTGAATTTGAATAATCTATTCTGTTCATTATATCTGTTGATTTTAACCTTTAAAGCTATGGTTTAAAAGAATCTTTTACGTTTTCTTCTAGCATATTGTTACGAGCTACACCTTTCCATTTTTCAGCAGTTCTCATACCACCAAGACCAAGTAAAGATAAAGTCAAAGTCATTAAGCCTTCAGTATTCAAGACAGGAGGTTGTATTGATGAGCCCGATATTGCTACTATCCAATTTAACATAGGGGCTAAGAAGAAGCTCCACATTAAGCCCAAACAAGCCACCCACATGATTGCGGGTCTAGCCCCCGCCACAAAGACAGAAGCATGTTTGGCTTGTGCTAAATTAATCTCGTTTTGTTGTTTTGATAACTCAAACATTTGTGTTTTGATTGCATGTTCAAGTTCCATTTTTTTAGTTTTATCAGGTATGGCTTTACCTATTAAGTCACTTATTGGTTTGAAAAATTTATCTATCATTTTTTATGTACCTTCTGAACTGCAAAGTTTGCAGATTTACTTGAGCCTTTATGTGCTTTGTAACCACCTTTAGGGTTTTTCATAAGTTTATAGGACTTACCAGACTTCATCCAGTGATAGCCTTTAGGTGCTGCTACCTTCATTTCTTTTTCCTTTTAGTAGGTTTCTTTTTCTTCTTTTTAAGTTTTTTAAAATCAGCACCAGTAATCTTATCTCTTGGTGGTGCGACTCTAGCTAACTTCTTTTGCTTTGCTGAGTATTTACTTTTTGGCATATTACCTCCTACGCCTTCTTTTTGTTGGAGCTGTTTTTTTCATAGGTTTTCTAGCAGTCTTAGCTGCTTTTTTAAAGTCAGAAGCCTTAGGTGCACCTTTAGCTCCTTTCTTACGCATTTTTCTACCTTCTTTACGTTTTTTATTAATATTGTAATAAAGTCCTTTACCTGCCATGTTACGCCTTCCTTGTAGTTTTTTTCTTAGTTTTCTTTTTGCCGCCTAATAAATCTTTATCAGCTTTTCTAGCTCCGCCTTTTCCTGTAGCAAAACTTCTTACACGTCCTGCAGCCCAAGCATGTGCTGAAGTGTTAGGTCTAGAGCCACTTGAGTAGTATGCTCCCAAACCACGAGAATACACTTTACTTAAAGTGCTTTTTGCTATTCCGCTTGATTTAGAGTATTTAGCTATAGTTGCGGCTTTACCGCTACCAGCACTACTTTTTCTTGCGGGTGGTTTTCTTTTTCCTAGTTTTTTTGTTGCCACTTTTGCTCCTAAGTTTAGAAATCCTATCCATCATAGCTGGAGTAAGCTTTCCTTGTTTGTATAGTTTAGCAGTTCTTTTTATTTCTTTCTCCCTAGCTTTAGGATTTTTTGCACCTTTTACATATTTTTTTGGTACACCACCTTTAGTTTTAGAAACTTTTTTAAACTTCCTAGTCATTTAACACTTCCACCTTCTACGTGCTTGTCTTATCCTAGAATTAGGATTGTTTCTAGTTTTAGCTGAACTTCTTTTTAATTGTCCTAATGAACGTGCACAATATGATTTACGTCTTTTAGCTGCTTTGCTACCTTTCTTTACTTTACCTGTTACAGCAGTTTTTAATTTAGAGCCGGGATTTTTTCTTCTATATGCTTTTACACCTTTAGCAGTCATACCTGCACCAGATTTAGTAGGTCGGTAGTTTCCGCCTTTACCTGTAGTTCGTTTTATAGGCTTACTTTTTTTAGGCATAAGTAGTTTTCTTTCTTTTATTATTAGCTACAGCACCGCAACCTTTATGGTAGCGTTTTTTAGTTTTCTTTTTTGTCATTTGCACTACTGTATCCTTTTAATTTATTTATTTCTAACCTGTTATCAGAAATATCTGAGTTTTGTATGGCATCAATAATTTTTTGTGCCTTTTCTTGTTTTGTATCTGCATGTAGCTCTGGGTCTACAATCTTTTCTAATTTTAACATGGCAATACGCTCATTTGGTACAAAACGCCATGTATAGCCATCCTCTCCGTATACACCAAAAACAGTAGTATTTAAACCTATTTTAATAATCATGGCTTGTTGGTCATCTAGAATAACTTTGTCGCCTTCTGCAAAAGCAGGGTCAAATCTGAACCTTGCTCCTTTTACAAAAGATGTTGCCCAGTCTCTAATAGAAAGACCTACTAATAGTGTTAGTAGTCCTATAATTAAATCTGAATAGCTTTCTAAGTTTAGTTCGGGCATTAGTCCTGTAATACCGTATACTTTTTGCCATCATAAGCTAGTACACGGTATCTGTTGTTGTCTTTATCTTTGTCATAACTAACATGAACCCAACCACTTTTAGGGTCATCTTCGTTATAAAATTCTAATATTATTTGGTCAAAATTTAAATTACGAGAAATAAACTGCATCAACTCAAAGTTGCTTACAGTAGGTACTTCTATATCTACTGCCTGACCTAGTACATGCTGACTAGTATCCTTAGAGCCAAGAAGTCTGTTAAGAGCGAGAGACCGAAAACCGCTATTAGGACTAAAAGGAATATTGTAGTAATCCCTAACCGGTTGTACAACTTCTTCGCAAAGGCTTTGTAAGTTTTTAAATACTTCTTCATCATAAACAAAATTGTCTATATTATGTCTGACAGCTGTTTGACTTTTAGTAAACTCTCTTAAAGAAAAGTTTTCACTTAATTTTGTATCACTGTCCCAACTCATGTTACCACAAAAACTATATTTCCGTTTGTTCCTACTGTAACTTCTCCTAAAAAACCTGCAGCTTGTAACCCTCCTGTAGCCTCTTTTGTCGGAGTTGATGCTTCTGTTAGACCTACCCATTCGTTTCCTGTATAAGCTTGAAGCTGACCTTCAGTTGTATTCCAAATAATAGAACCGCTTTCAAAATTACCTTCATCACGTGTAGTTGTTGAAATTTGTAGTGTAGCGTCTGGGTCAAATCTATTAAGATTTATTTCCAATACTCTTACTAGTCTGTTGAAGTCTGAAGCGGCTACGTCAGGAGTTCCACAAATAGGTAGTCTAGTTTCTATTAATTTAGACACTACCTTTTACCGCTTTTATTTAAATCAAAACGTGTAGCACCTAATCGCCAACCTACACCAGTAGCTGAGTCATCTCCTTCTATTCTAAATGCTAGTTGTCTTGCTCTAACTCTTACATCTATTTTAGTAGTGCTATCTAAAACTGATTTTGTTTCAGATGTAGTTAAAGAACTAGCATTAAAATCTCTGTTTTTTAAAACGTAATTAACTCCTTGCCCAGTACCTGCACTACCATTAAATTTTATGTCAGGGATAATTCGTCTTAAAAAAGAAAACTCTTCTCCATCTGCAATATCAAAATCACTACTTTCTATAAATACATTAGCCATAGCAGAGCCGTCGTCATCATTGCCAACTTCGTGCTCATATAAATAATTAGTTGAATCTGTACCTGTTGCTAAAGGTTTTTGATTTATTCCGGCATCTAGCCAAGCATGTCTTTCTAACTGACCAACTGTCCATACTCGTTCTGCGTAATTGTAAACTACGTATCTGTCTATCTCTGCACTACTCGCTGAACAGTAAAACCAGCCTACTTCATTAAATTCTTGAGTGCTAAAAGCAAAAGTTTTGTATGGTTCGGCAGAGTTAAAATCGTCAAGAACATAGTCTTGTACACTACACTGTATGGGTTGCACTGTACCGTTATAGAAATAAAATCCAGTGTAATCCATCCAATACACTCCTCCAGCAACATTTATCATAGCTTTTGGACCAATACACCCAATACCTTCATTAATCATATTGATACCAAAAGTAAAAGGCGGACCAATAAATTGCATGGAGAACATAGCATTGTCAGTAAATATTAAAGTTTCTTCTCTTGCTCTTATACCACCAATAATTACAGCACCTGAAGATATTCTAAGTGACCCTGCAGTATTAGTTGCTAATGCTTCAAAATCTAAGGCGTTTTCTTGGTCTGAAAACGCTACTAACATTGGGTCAATAACCCCAGTTCTAGAGCCATTATTATCTAATGGGTCAGCACCCAAAACAATTAAGTGCCTATCTTTTTCTGAAACTATAACCTGAAGTGCTTTAGTTGGTACTTTGTTTGCTCCTACTTTTCCTGCTAGTTCAACAGCTCTTTGGTTTGTATTACTTTCATCATAATAATAAATACTTCCGGCTCTAGGAGCTATTACTAAATCTTCCCCAAAGTTATCATGCGTCCATATTCTTAACTGGTTAATAGCCGATAGAGGAGAACTTGACCCCCATGCACCAGCTCCCCAAGAATCTGTACTCCAACCTGTTCCTATAACAGTAGCGTCTAGACCTACATTAACTTCATATGCTCCATCAGTACCCGACCCACCATTTCCTGAGTCAGAAGAGTTTGCTGTTACTGTGCTTCCCGAAGTATCTTTTGCAGTTATGGTATATACAGTTGTAGATGTAATAGAAGCTATTTGATAATTTTGATTTAATACATCTGCGGTGACATTTCCACCCAAACTAACTGCACTACTAAAAGTAACAAAGTCATTTACTTGTGCGTCGTGGTTACCGCTATCCGTAACAGTTATAGTAGAAGAACCATTACTAGCAGAAAAAGTGATTGTATTTGTATTAGTTTTTCTTATAGGTGTTATGTCTATAAACTCGTTTCCTCGAGCTGTGAAATATTTAAAAGTTGTGCCAAGACCTAATATTGTTGTGCCGTTTAAATTAACCCATTGATGAAGTGCTCGACACTTACCTAAAAAAGCTGCTGTAAAATACTTTGCCCAGCCACCAATTTTTTCTGGAAGACCTTTTTTAAATCTAACTAAATTAGAGTCAAACCACCCAAATTCATTTGAGTAATTAGTGTTGTCTTTATTGACTCCGGGTTTAAATTCGTACTTAACAATAGCCATTTAAGCATTTTATATTAAAACAAGTTTTGTTGAATAAGAAATCCAGTAATTCCTAAAAATACTGTAATTGTAAATATTAAACTATTTCTGATTGTTTTATTTATAGAAGTAACACCTTTTTCAATGTTTTCTAAACGCCTATAATTTTCACGCCACCTAACTTCACAAGCTGCTTCGTGTGCACTTAATCGTTTATCTAGTTCTGAAACAGTTGCTTTAGCCATGTTTCTACCACCATTGTTTGCAGTAGTCGTAGTATGCTTTCATACCTTTTGCTGCTGCTTTAAAGTTTTTATTTAGTTTTCTATTTAAGTCAGGTCTAACAGCTTTTAGCAATGCTTTACTAACTACTGCTGTGAATATTATCCATAATAAAGTTTCCATTTATTCCTCTAAATCATTTATTGTTTGTCTTGCTTCTACTCTTTTTGTTGATATATCTTCTGGGATAGCTTTACCTGTGTCGGCTTTTCTAACAACATACCAATCAGTAGAATTTAAATACGCGTATGCCCCCGCAACTTTTTCTCCCGCAGTAGGTTCTAAAGATACAGTTTTTGATGAACCATCATCAGCAATATAATTATGGTTATTATCTACTGCAGATTGCCATTGTTCGTCGGTTAAACTTACTTTAGGTGTTGGAATACTGTCGTGTACAGCATCATCATAAAAACCTTTTAAAATATTATTTTCGTCTATGTGTGCGTATTTAGCCATATTAATACCCTATAGCAATTACTCTTTGATAGCCCGGATTCACACTTGTAGTAAATACAGCAGCAGAGTTACTTACTGAATAAATATAGTTTGAACCATTTCCAGAAGCACTTGTTCTTTCGTCATGCTTAGAAAGAGATACAACAGCATTTGGAAAAGCAAGTGGATAAGTCCAAGATGGAGTCCATGAAGCACTATAAATTCTTGCCCAACACATTTGCATACCATTAGCAAACCTTATATACCCACTTGACGCACTTTGCGAATAAGTAGAAGCATAAGATGTTATATAACCTGAGTTATTAGTCCATTGTGATATGTTTCCGCCTTTGTTAGTAAAGGTCGTAGAGCTACTTGCTGTAACTGCATTATTTAATTGACCTTGTATATTAGAACTAACACCATCTAAATAATTTATTTCATCTGCTGTAACATTACTTACTTGTATATCTCCATCACTATTCGAAGTCAAAGCTCTATTAATAGTTAGATTTGCCATCTTACTAAAAGCAATAGCAGCAGAAGCACTTATATCTGCATTTTCTATATTAGATATACTGTTACCTGTGCCATTTGCATCAAAAGTTTTGTTTGTAAAAGTAGTTGTGCTACTAGCATTTATAGGAGCAACCCCACCTATAGTTGCATTTGAGCCTAGTTCTATTTTATCTAGAGCATCTATAACTGCTGCGGAAGCACCTGTTCCTTCTAAAATTAATAATTTAGCTTTACCATTAGCTACATTTTGTGTTGCTCCAGAACCTTGCTTAACAGTTATTGTTTGTCCTCCTGATGTTGCATTTTCAATAAATATAACTTTTGAACAAGTATTAGGTCCTATTGTTAGGATTCTTGTGGCTGTTAGTGAAGCTCCAGAGGTAACTTTCACATACATAGCTCGATACTTGTCAGTAGTACCATCTGCTATAGTGGTTGTAACATTGGCATCTGAACTAAAAGTAGCTTCTGTTTGATAAGAAAAAGCTTCTGCTATTAGACTTAAATTGGTATTTGTGGATGTTCCCCACGTTCCAGACTCTAGTCCGGTACCTATCTCTTTCAGTCTTAAATCATTTGTATATACTGTGGACATTAGTTGATTATATCTTCTATGCTACGTCTTGCCAATCAGGAGTTTGACTACGGTTAATATTTGAATAACTAGGTGTTTGTGCATCATCTACGTTTGAATAGTTAGGCGTTTGTGAGTCATCTATTTGGTCATAAATTCTTACTTCTCCTACTTCTACAGTTCCCAATACGCTGCTTGGTGTTACATTAGCTAAACATACAAAAGATAATGTGCCTACAGAGCCTGTCATACCGTAGCCTGTTGCTACTATAGTGTTTGATGTCCTTTGTGTAATTGTGCCTAAACTTATAGTTGCTGCTAGTCCGGTAACTGAAAAATTAGAATCAGCTGTAGAAGATATTGTTCCTACACTTGAAACAACTTCATATCCTGTCACTGAATTCAAAGTATTAGCTTTAGGTGTAACAGTTCCTAACGCAGAGGTCCCTGTCTGTCCTGTTACAACATTGGTTGCATTTGCTGTAATCACTGGAGTACCTAACTCCGACTCCCCTTCATCCGCTAACGGAATTGACACATTTGCTTCTGCATCAATAGTTACGCTAACTGAACCTACAGTTGCAGATAAATTAGGTAAAATAGCTATTACACTACCATTTACGCCAATACCAGATATTGAACCTGTTAATGCTGATAAAGGTTCGTCAGGGTTATTTCCATAATTGTCAAGTAATGCACTTGCAGAAGGTGTTGCACTTCCCAATGCAGAGGTACCTGCTTGTCCTGTAATACTAAATACAGTAGGTAAAGATATAACTGGTGTGCCTACAGAACCTGTACCTGCTTGTCCTGTAATACTAAAATTAGCTGCAGCTACTATAGTTGCAGAGCCTACTGCAGAGGTACCTGTTTGTCCTGTAAGACCTACAGCAACATTACCCGATACTCCTGCAAGAGCTGCAATCGGGGATTCTGCAAAAGTTTTTAGTCCTAACATAGTTCTCTATTTTACTCTAATTCCTGCCAAATATTCATAGGAGGTAAAAACATACTGCTTTTATACTCTACTTCTGTAAGTATAACGTCTCCTACAAAAGATATTCTATCTGCTACAATTTTTCCCATTTCTATCATATGAATTTGTTGCGGCGGTAGTATTATAAAGTCATTTGTCTTTAGTTTTAATTTAAATTCTAAGTTATTTGCATCCCTAAGCACTAAAGAGTTTTCACCATTACTCTCAGTATAAAATATAAAATTAAAATGAGAGTACCCATGGTTATGTGGATTACAGGGGACGACAGTATCTTTAGCGACATTTATCGACCAAGACTGCACTAAATATTTTTTATAT